GCGTAGTCGTCACCAGTGACGAGCGGGGCGTTGTTCGACGCCAGCACGTTGAAGCCGAGCGCGCGGCCGATCTGGCCGTTGCGCAGACCCTCGGAGGTGCCCGACGCGTCGACGCGGACGAACTTGTCCTCCTCGAGCAGCAGACCCTCGTACCACGGGGGCACGACGCAGTAGCGGCCCTCCATCGGGACATTCGCCTCGTCCAGCTTGACCTTCAGCTTGCGAAGCTGCGTGTAGGCCAGGGCGGCAGTCGTGACGGACACGGTGCCGATCTGGTTGGCAGCCTGTGCGCCGGTGTAGAGAGCTGCCACGTACTGGTCGGCCACGTCGCGCAGACCGTAGACGGCCTCCTGCAACGCGCCTTCCAGCTCGCCGCCGACCGACTGGGCGGCGTCGATGTCGTCGAGCTCGAACGCGAAGTACTTCGACTGGTCGATGTACAGGGCGCGCTGAGCGTCGGTCAGCGTCTCGGGGGTGATGGTCGTGCTGTTCTTGGTGTAGGTGCCGATGGTCGGGCGGCTGATCGAGCGGATGCGAACGGTGTCGCCCTGGCCGCTGATTTCGCCTTCGTAGTCGCGGTTGACGACGCCGGGCTGGCCGTAGACCAGTGCCTTCTTGAGGCTGACCAGCATCTTGGCCGACCACACCTCGGGGATGAACGAGATAGCCATGTGAATGGCTCCTTTCGGGGTTGGGGGGTTAGCCGCCCATGAGCGACTTCAACCGGCCTTCGCGATGTGCGAGGTCGATCTGCTCGGGCGTCATCGTCTGAAGCACCGCACGATCAGTGATCTGTGCGGGGCCGGTACCGTCCTTGCGGGCACCCTGGCCTGTGTCCGTCGCCGTTGACCGTTTGGCCGGGGCGAGCTTCGACACGAACTCACCGATACGCGCCTTGTCGGGCTTGCCGTCCTCGGTCAGGAACTTCGCCCGGTCGAGGTTGTCCAGCAGCGCGTCCAGGTCGAGCGTCAGCCCGGCACTGGCAGCCTTGAACTCGGCGTCGACGAGCGACGATCCGAACTCGGCCAGAACTTCGGCACGAGTCGCGGCCTTCGCTTCCGCGATGGCCTTCTCCGTGTCCGTCATCTGTGCCGCCTTGAGGGCGTCCAGTTCAGCCTTGAGCGCCTTCGCGGCCTTGTCGGCTTCACGCCGCGCTTGCCGTTCGGTCTCCAGTGCCTTCTTCGCGCCCGCGTCGGGGTCCGGTGCGGTGGGGGTTTCGGGTGCTGTCTGCTCCGCAGGCGTCTCGCTCTGCTCGGCGGGGGCGTTGTCGGTTCCCGTCACGGGTTCCTCCTTGTGTTGTTCGCCACGCATCACGCGCGGCGACGATCTCAAACGGCGGTGGCCGCGAGAACTGGCGCAGTAGCGGCCATCGCGGCGCGCTCTGCTTCGATTCGTTCGATCTCCTGCTGGCTGTATTGCAGGATTTCGCGCCACACGGTGCGATGCGGCAGACCAGCCGCTAGCGCCTTGCTGGCGGCGTCGTAGCGCTCGCTCAGGGTCGCCAGGTCGGGGCGCAGCCACACGGTTTCCATGTCCTGCGGAGCCTCGGAGCCCGCGGCCTCGAACGTGAGCGCCATCACCCGCTCCAGCGGGCCTTCGGTCTCCGTGATCCGCGCGGCGGCACGGAAGATCAGGCCCTCGCGCTGCGTCACCGCACCCTCAGCGGACCCACCGGAGTCGGGGTAGAGGTAGTACAGCGGAGTGCGGGTGCGGCCGGCGAGCTCGCGCACGTCAGCCTTCACGGCCTCGAGGATCGGGGACAAGTCCAGCCCCGACGACTCCCACATCTCCGTGCCCTGCTCGAGCAGCCAGAACGCGGCAGGATCGCCGGAGAACATCGCGTCGTAGTCGATGACGTTCCCGGCAGCGTCCCTCTCGGGGAACTTGCCGATCGCTGCGCGCTGACGGAACGCCTGCAACATCGTGATCTGCATACGGTGCAGCACCAGCATCGCAATGCGGTTCAGGTCGTCCAGCACGTGCTCGAACTCGCCCATTGTGCGCCCGAACAGGTCGGCACGGTTCGGGAACCACACCACCGGCACATCAACGGTCGGCAACTCTTCGGCAGGCTCAAACTCCCACCGATCGCCCGTGTAGAGCATCGCCTTCACGTCGGCGGCGCGCTCGCGGGTCGCGCGATGCAGCAGCGCCGGGCCGTCGGGGTTCGGGAGGTACAGGTAGGCGCGATCGACGCCGGCAACGTCGTCGCCGTACACCTTCAGCGCGGCCAGGACGCGGCGGCGGTCCACCGGGTCATGCTCGGTGATCGTCTGGCGCGGGTCTTCACAGGTGATGCGCGGAGCGTTGATCCGCTCATCGATGGGGCCGACGATCATGTACGCCTCGGACAGTGCGCCCTTCGTGCGGAGCAACTGCGGCAGCGTCGTGTCAAGGTCGTTCGCCTGCCAATACCCCCACGCGCGGGCGTCTTCCTGTTCGTCACCTTCGGACCCGGAGGTGAAGCCGAGCACCCTCATGCGTTCGATCAGCGCTTCGACGATCATGTCGGCCCAGTTCACCCGGGAGATGCGGCGCAGCGTCTCGAACGGGTCCAGTTTGTTGTCGTAGTTCGCGAAGTTGTCCTGCGTCCGCTGACGCTTGCGGTTCGTCGGTCCCGGGGGCATCGGCGCATCGGAACGGTGGTAGCGGTCGAGAAGCTGGTAGCGCTCCTGGCGGGTGCCGAGTTCGGTGATCAGGCGGGAGAGCCACATGTCGGGGGTCATGTTCATGCTGTCACCGCCTTTCACCTCAGCCGCCGGGGTCCAGCCCCGACGAGCACCACTTCGCGTGCGCCAACAGCAGCGAGCACGCACGCCTCAAGGGCGCAGATGTCGCCGTGGGACGCCCGCCCGGACAGCACCCACGCCTCACCCGCCTTGCGGGACTCAGCGAGCCGCACGGCGTCCGTCAACGCCTGCCCGCCAAGATGCACCAACCCGTCGTGGATGACTTCGTTCTGCCACGCCGCGCAGCCCTCCAGCCATTGGGAGGGGGTGACCGGCTCGAGCTCCACGCCCGCGGCCTCAAGGGAAGGAACCACGCCCGCGGTCGGGGACTTCGGGTCGTACAGGATCGGCTTCCCGGTGTCCTTGTTCGCAGCCAGGCACGACTCAACGAGCCACTTCGTGCCCGCACCCTGCCGGGCAACCTCGTACTGGAGCCGCCCGTCCTCGCGTTGACCGACGAAGCCGAGCGCAGCGGCGAGCTGATCTTGACCCACCGCGAGACCGGCACGGCCTCGGATGTCCGTCTGCGCCGCACCCATACGGGCCGACCAGTCCGCTTTCGATACCACCGTCCAGCCTTCGCCGGAGCGCTGGTTCCAGTTGAAGAACATGCGGCACGAGCGCGTCCACGTGCGGGTCGGGTCTCGCACGTCAGCCACAAGGCGCGCAGTGTCGATCCACCACGAATCGCCGTACGCGATCCGTAGCGCCTTCTCCAGCACCTCATCCGGGGCTTTCAGGTCAACGGGGATGCCGTCGATCTCCCGGGGTGCTTCGATCTCGTCGGCGTAGATGCCCAGCGCGCCCTTGCGGACTGCGTTGTACGACTCTTCCGCCACCGACTTCTCGCCGATGATGAAGCTGTTGGTGGTCTCGAACGACGTGCCGGCCATCTTCGACACGTTGTCGCGCAGCACTTCGGCCATCCGGGTGCCGCCGTTCGACTGCACCAGCAGGTGCGATTCGTCGAGCAGTGCCGCCGTCAGCGCTTGCCCCTCACGGGTACCCGCCGATGTGGTGACCGGCTCCAACTTCGCGCCCGGCTTGGCAGGCATCAGGCACCGCGTCAACCCCGGGTCAATCCCCAGCGCATCAGCCGCTTTGCCGTCGTTCTCGGTCAGGAAGTAGTGCACCACTGACCAGGTGTTGTCCGTCTGCCCTTCAGAGACGGCACCACACTGCACCCACGGGCGAGGATCACCCCGCGTGCCCCACGGCCTGCCGACCGGCTGCCCCGAGGCATCCCACCCGTCAAAGCGGACCGGGCCGGCGAACTCACCGATCACCCACGCCGCAGCCCACGGCGACTTCCCCTTGCCCTTGCTGCGCCGCGAGTAGCCACGCCGGTACACCCGCTGCCCCGTGATCGGATGCAGTCGGTAGAACTCCACCAGGCTGAGTGCCTGGTCATCGACGAAGATCAGCGGCTCGGACGGGTCGCGCGGTGATGGTAGGTACTCTGCGAACCAGTCGAGCAACCCCCAGCCGAGCGACGGGAAATCGTCCTCATGCTGCGGGATGAACACTAGGCGCTCCTGAGATGGCCGTACTTCTTGCCCGTGGGCGTAGGTGTGGTGGCCTGCGGCTCCTTCACTGCGGGAGCCTTCCACCTGCGGTCCTGCTGGCCCTTCGGCGTGATCCCGTATGTGTCCATCTGGATGCGCAACTCACCAGCGCGCTGGAACTCGCCGCGCTCCACCTGGTCATACAGCCGGATGAGCTGCCGCAGACCGGGCACGTCATCGGGCGTCCAATGAGCAGAGAACCACGCACCGAACCACACGCGCCACGCCTCAGCCGTCGCCGGCATCACACCTTCAGGCACCTCCGGGACTTCACCAGCCCAGTGCGGGGTATCCGCCTGCACGATGTCGCCACGCTGGAGCGCATGGGCGTTCACCCGGTCCTCTTTCGGCGGGCGACCACGACCAGCCATCAGGCGAACCCCTGAAATCGGCCAGATTCACA